ACACCGACTTTGTGGGTGACCTGTGATCGCAGCGGTCGCTATCGTCGTTCTTGGTGTTCTTGCCCTGATTCTGCTTCGGGAGAACCGTCGTCTGACTAATCTATTGCTGGCGAAGAATCCGGCTGTCGCGGTAGCGATGGAACAGAGTCGTAAGCCTCGCAAGAAAGATCGTGACGACAACAAAGCCCGCACCGCGTGGCAGACACCAGTTGAGGCAGTAGGACCGTGAACAAGCCGTGGGAACCACCGAAACCGCAGGAAGTCATCAACCTGTGGAGCAAAGCCGACCAGTATCTGCTGAAAGAGCGACGCGACTATTGGATGAACGCCTCCTACTTCGGCGGTCACCAATGGGTTTGGTGGGATCACACCCGTAACATCGTCCAAGAACTTGACTATGCGACCGAAGCGGAACGGTTCACCCGTATCACCGTCGACAAGTTCGGCCCCCGCGTCACCAACCTGATCGCCCGAATGACCCGCTCTCCGCTCGTCTGGGAAGTGGAACCGTCCGGTATCGACGACTCCAGCCTGCGCCGTCAGCGTCTCCAAGAGCAACTGTTGTTGTCCGAAGCACACGAACAGGATTGGGCTGAGATCCGGGAAGAATCCCTGCTCCAGACCCTTTTTGGTGGTGCCGCCGCCGTCTCGGTGGACTGGGATCCCGGTTTGGGCAAGGTTGTCGCCACCGACCCGGTGACCGGCATTGACATCCCTGCCGGTGGTGTGAGACTCACCCCGTTGGGCATCTCCGAGTTCTGTTTGGAACCCGGCTCCCCCGATGTGGAGTCGGCCCGCTACTGGATTCGCTGTGTCGCTCTACCCCCTGAGCAGGTGAAAGAGCGGTACAATCTGGATTGGGATCCGGTGCCGGACGCCGAAGCCGCCCTGTCGGCACGGCATCGCACCCTCCTGTCGCGCCGTCCGCAAGGCCAACCGCCTCGCCTCACCCTCGTCTACTGCTACTACGAACGTCCCACCAACCGGACTCCGGGCTGTGTCGTCCATGTGGTCAACAACAAGCAGGTGTATTCGTATGGCGACGGGCAAGGCTGGCCGTTCCCGTTCACCAGCCTCAACCTCGCTGTCTTCACCCAGCGACGCATCCCGCGCACATGGGTCGGCCACACCCTCCTCACCCCTGCTCGAGACATCCAGTACGCCTACAACCGTGCTCGCTCCACCATCCTCGAGCATATGCGCAAGGCTGCGAACGCCCGACTGATGGTCCCCGCCGGATCCATCGAAGACTCCGATGTCATCACCACCGACCCTGCGGACGTGATGGAATACAACGCTGAGCTGGGCGAACCGCATTGGCAGACCGCCCCCGACGTGCCACGTTGGATCAGCATGGAAGCCGCCCAACTGGAAGCAGAGATGGACGACATCTTCTTCACCCATGCGGTGTCTCGAGGTCAAGCCCCCGGCGACCGCAACTCCGGTTTGGCGTTGTCGGTGCTCGCCGAGAAGGACGACACTCCGCTCGGCCCGATGGCCCGCAACCAGTCGGCGATGTGGGCGCGGATCGGCAAGATGACGTTGCAGATGTATCGGGCGTACGCCTCCCAGTCGGGCATGGTTCGCACCCAGACGCTCACCACCCCGCAAGGCAACACCCTCCAGTTCGAGTGGACTGCCGAAGACATTGAGGAATATCCGCAGGTCAAAGTGCCTTTGGATGCGACCGCCCCCCGCTCCAAGATCGCCACCCAGTCGGTTATCACCAGCCTCGCCCAACAGTTTCCACAGGCATTCCAGAATGTGGACGGAACCGCTTTGGCGCGAATGTTGGATCTCCCCGACCCTCGAGGGTTCCTCGGTTCCACCGACCCGGATGTCACGAAAGCCGAATGGGAGAATGGTCTGCTCATGCAGGCTGTCCCCGTCATGCCCGCCGACTTCGACGACCACGCCAAACACATCGCCCAACACAACCGGGAACGCAAATCCCCTGCATACGAACTTGCGAACCCTGAAGTGCGTCAGACGATCGACCTGCACATCCAAGCCCATCAGACGATGGCCGCCGAAGAAGCGATGCAACAGATGGCGCAGATGCAACAGATGCCAGGGTCCGAAGCCCTGCCGCAAGCCAACGAGCCAGCCGGTTCGATGGTTCCCCAAGCAATGACCGGCCAGCCCGGCGTACCTCAGGAGATGATGCCCCAATGACCGACTTCGCCCCCGAAGGCGTGGTGGATGCCACCCCGACAGGAGAAGCCCCTGCCGAAACCCCTGCCGCCGACATCAACTGGCAAGAGAAATACCAGTCTGAGGTGCAGGACCGCATCAAGGAACGTGAACGGTACAAGCCGTTCGTTCAGACGTTCGGACGTATGCACCCCGACGACGCCCGTGCGGTACAGGAGTTTGCTACCGCTTTCGCATCCGGTGACACCGAAACCGCAGTCCGATGGATGGTCGACAACGCTCGCACCCTCGCCGGAGATCGCTTCGACACCTACATCACCCCTGCTCAACAGCAGGCGATCAACACGCAGGTCGCCCAGCAGGCGTACTCGGACGGCACCAACGCCGGTATGACCCCCGACCAGGTGGAACAGCTCGTTCAGACCCGGTTGCAGGAGTCGTTCCAGCAGATCCAGCAGGCGCAGGTACAACAGCAGTACGAACGCCAGATCGAGGAGACATTGACCCAGCATGGTCTCGCACCGGACACCCCGCTCGCAACGGCTGCCATTGTGGCCGCCTCAAAGCGATCCGACCTTGACCTCAGCGCAGCCATTCGTGAGGTGGAGGAACAAGTTCTGGCGCAAGCGCAACAGATCGCAACCCGACGCGCCGAAGCCGGTGCGAGCATGGGTGCGCCGATCGTCAACGGAGTCCCGGTCGTCTCGCCGAACGGACAGCAGATGACACCCCGTGAACGTGCGATGGCTCGCCTCGCACAGAACGGACTGTGACGTAACGTCAGCATAAGGGAAGGCACCCTTATCCTTTTGGGTGACCGCTGATGTCCCCGTCTGATGCGTTACTCTCTCCGCGTCAGACGGGGCGATTCCCTTGACAGCATCCGCACACTTGTGTGTATGCTTACACCTGAACCGGATGGTTCACCCCATAGGTACCCCCATTGGATGATGGGTTGAGACAGCCGGACGGCTACCGCTCAGACAGGTTCCGATTCCCCCCAATCAGATTCTCTCTCACGGAAAGCAAACCATCATGGCCGCAACCCTCTCCACAGTCGATGCCATCCTGAAGGATGACTACAAGGAATACCTCGACAACCTCAACGAGGCGAACTTCATTCTCTCGCAGGTCGAAACCCGCAAGGACACCGTGCAGGGCCGTATCGCCCGTCACGCCGTCCACTTGGGTCGCTCGTCCGGTGTCGGTGCTCGCGCCGAGTCCGGCACCCTCCCCACCGCCGCCAACCAGTCGTACGCGACGGTCCCGGTTCCGGTCCGCTACGTCTACGGACGCATCCAGCTGTCCGGCCCGACGATCAAGCAGGCTGTCACCGACCGTGGTGCTTTCATCGACGCGCTCGACGCCGAAATGGAAGGCATCAAGAAGGACGCGATGAAGGACGTGAACCGCCAGTTGTGGGGTACGTCCAACGGTGTGATCGCCCAATGCGGCACCACCTCGTCGTCGACCACCGTCGTGTTGGCTTCCACCACCGGAACCACCGCTCTGCGTCAGCTGTTCTTCGACGGCGGCATGGTCGTGGACATCGGAACGGTCGCTTCGCCCGCCACGATCGCGTCGGCTCGTACCGTCACCTCGGTCGACGAGACGAACAAGACGATCGCCATCTCGGGTGCTGCGGTCACCACGTCGTCGAGCCACTTCGTGTTCCGCGCCGGAGCCGGTGGAGCGTCCAACAACAGCGGTCAGCCCGGCGACGGACAGATCGAGTTGACCGGCCTCCAGACCATCGTCGACGACACCGCCGTGTTGCACACCATCGACCCGTCGTCGCAGCCGAAGTGGAAGGCGTACGTCAACAGCAACTCGGGTACCAACCGTTCGGTCACCGAGTCGCTCATCACCGGTTCCATCATGAAGGTTCTCACCAACTCGGGCAAGAAGCCCAGCCTGTTGGTGTCAGCCGAAGGCGTGAACCTGGCCATCAGCAACCTGCTGTTGAGCCTGAAGCGCAACATGGAGCAGACCCAGTTGAAGGGTGGCTACGCGGGCATCCAGTTCTACAGCCCGTCGGTGTCCGGCAAGGGTGACGAGGCTCCCACGGCCCTGTACGCCGACTTCGACTGCCCGAACAACCGCCTGTACGGTGTGAACCCCGAAGTGTTGGTGTTCCATCAGGTGGGCGACGGCTTCCAGTTCATGGACCTCGACGGCGCGGTGATGAACCGTAAGCCCGACCAGGATGCGTACGAGGCGACCCTGTACATGTACGGCGAACTTGCCTGCAAGCAGCGCAACGCCCACTTCGTCATCAAGGATCTCACCGAGGTGAGCATCTGACATGGCCGCATCCGTCAGCATCACCTACGGGCCGGAAGTCCCCGGTTCGCGCAAGGAAGTGTTCGGTGTCATCACTTTCGACTCGTCGTACCCGACGGGTGGAGAGGCTGTCACTCTCGCACAGCTCGGCGTGAACCGGCTCGACTGGCTCGAAGTTTCCACCGTGAACGGCAACGTCCCTTCGTGGGACGGCTCGACCTCGAGTCCGAAGGTCAAGTTGTTCTGGGTGGACACCACCACCGACGGCGCACCGTTGGCTGAGGTTCCGAACACCACCAACGTCTCCACGACGACTGTTCGGTTCCACGCCATCGGAGCCTGACCAAACAATCCCCCAAACGTTAGGGCCGGTTGCCGAAAGGTGACCGGCCCTTTCGTCTAGGATGACACCATGATTCGTGCAGCAGATTTGATGGGCAACGTCGCCGGTGGCGGCGAGATGGCAGAAGTGTCGTTTGACGTGTATGACATCGCCAACCGTATCCAGCGTGGTGATGAATCCGGGTGGCGTGGCGATCCGTCCGCATCCCTCATGTTCAACCCTCTGGCAGGACGGTTCGAGGTGTGGATGGTCGACGCGATGGGAACCCCATATGTGGCGTGTTCTCACACTCGCTGCGACCACACGCTGATCGTCAAACTGATCGAGGGTGACTGGCAGAAGGGTAAAGCCCTGCACGACGACCTGATGAAGAAGAACAAGCAGATTCGGGACGCTCACGAAACCGCCGAGAAAGAGAAAAGGTTGGAGTTGGCCGACAAACTGCATTGGGCGTTGGTGCGCGATGTGGGACACTTGGAAGGCTCCAACCGTCGGATCCACAGCATGAACGAGAAAGGCAAGTAGTGGCCTCATACACCGTGAACAAAGCGAAACACGCTGTGTTGACACCGAATACGGTGGACACGGTGTCGTTTGGCGACTCGGTGTCGTTTCTCATCATCTCGAACCGAACCACGTCCGGTTCCCCGATCTTCTTCACGTTCGGCGACCCGAGCAAAGGTGTCCCTACCCCGACGGTGAACGGCGACGACTGCTATGTGGTTGGCATCGGCATGACGCTCAGCCTGGTCGGCGACGGCACAGCCTCCGACGTGAAACTGATTTCCAACGGCGCACAGTCGTACAGCGTGATGGTGGTGTGAGATGAACAGACTTGAACTTCGTAACGCTGTGAAAGACCGGCTGGCCATCAAGTCGGATGGTTCCGGCAACAGCCTTGACGGCCTGATCACGAACACGTTCGTCAACACCAGCCTGAACGACGCTCTAAACCGGGTGAGCATGGAGCGCGACTGGTGGTGGCTTGCTTCGACCGCCAGCCTGTCGTTTGACACGGTGAACGGTGCCGCAACCCTCCCATCAGACTTCATGCGAGCCAACGAGCTGGTCATCAACTCGTCGCCCGCCGAATGGGTTCCCCTCGAGACGTTCCTCGACCCCACGTCGGACAACAGCACTTACGGGTGGACGATCTACGGCAACCAAGCCAAGATTGTCCCGGTTCCGTCCACCACCACCGCAGGCACCCTCTACTACTTCCGGTCTGAGCCAGCCCTTTCAAGCGACTCGTCCAGCCCTCTGATGCCGGTCGTCTACCATTCGGTGATTGTCGCCTACGCCTCCCATCTGTGCGCAGCCCGACGCCAAGACGAACAGCGAGCGTCGCTGTACTTGCAGGAGTACGGCACGTTCCTGAAGTCGATGAACGACGACAATCGGACGACAATCAAACGGCGCATCAAGTTCACTCGCGCCCGCGACTACGCCACTTGGGAGTAACCGATGGGTTCCTTCCAAATCGTCTACGACGACTTCTCTGGTGGCGAGTACATGGGGCCACGCTCCACGAACCTGCCGAAGAACACGTTCTCCGGTGTGAATGTTGCTAACAACCCTCACGGGCAACTGATGGCATACGGTACGGCGACGCTCGCATACACGGCAACCGCCGTCACAAACAGCACCGGCGCACAAATCCCCGACCAATGGATCATCGGGACAAACATTTATTCGTTCTGCCAATGGGATGTCAGTTCTACCTGGACCGCCAAAATGGTCAAGTTTGATGTCGCCAACGGAACCGTATTTCCGACACCCACAGCGACTACCACCAGTTTGACTGGGCAAATCGGAGGCAAGGTCGCCTACGACAATGCGTCCACCAAGTTCTTTTATGTTCGGGTGGACGGGGCGAACGCAGGGTTCATTCGCAGCGTCACTACCGGCGGCACCGATACGAGCGTCTCAACCGTCCTCGGTGGCACAGGCATCACCGACCTCGTTTCGTATGGATACCGGACAGTCGCCTACGGCCCAACCGCCAAACGCTTGTACTACTCGAACACCGACCTGACAACATGGTCGACAAGCCAGTATTACGAGTTCTCCGGCGAAATCCTGAATGTGTTGCCCCGTTCCAACGACCTGCTTGTCGTCTGCACTACCGGCCTATTCAGCGTCGTTGGGGTACTCGGCTCGTCTGTGACCATTCAACAACTGTTGTCGTCAGCGAACACCCCTGAAGGGATGCGCGACGCCATCATCGTCGGTCGCCAAGCGTTCTTCCCTGACAGCAGCCAGTCCGGTAATGTTGATGGGCGCATCTACGTTCTACAAGGCACCAACATCCAGCCCGCTTTTACCCTTGACTACGAAATCGTGGAAGGTCTAAACACCGACGGTGGCCCGCAACAAATCAGATGTTTCAACACAGCTGACGGGCAGATCGGCATTCTAACAAAGAACGGCACAAGTTCGTACACGCGCCGCCCCGACGGAACATGGATGAGACACGCCCAACTTGACGGCGATTTTGCTCCCAGCATTGAACGCAACGCTGTCAGCCAAATGCACATGGGTCGCCCCGGACCGCAAGCACAATCCGAGTACGTCGTGTATGCGATGGCTGACGCGGGAGACGGATACGACATCAACTTTTATCGTCTCATCAACAACGTGACTGCCCCAACAAATACCGACTACGACTTTTCGCCTGCATCCACAGCATCAGGGTCAACCGGCTATCCGACAGGGACAGTCACCCTGCCCGAGTTTTGGCACAACAAACCTTTCACCGTCAAACACGCGATTATTGAATGGTCTGGTGACACAAACAGCACTTTGACAGCCCGTATCCGATCAACAGGCATCTTGGACACCGACAGCCTCGCGGCTTACACCGGAGGAACCTCGTCGACGATCACCACTACGTTGGGGCCAACTGTCGTTTATGGGGTGTACAACACCGAACGCTTCTACATCGACAACGCCCAGAAAGGCATGGGTGCCAAACTGATCCTTGGGCTAACACAATGTCGCGTCAAGCGTGTCATCCTGATGTGCGAGGACTGAGATGCCGTTCGCATACACGTTCCGCGCCGACGACCTAGAGACAGTCGCCAACCAGGACAAAGACCTGCTCGAGAACCGCGATCGGGAACTCGAGTTGTACCTGAACCAGCCCAACGTCAAATTGCGACGGGTCGCAACACAAACAATTAGTCCTAGTACGACTGTGGCCGTCAGTTTTGATACTGAAGATTCTGATGACAGCGGGTTTTTCCCTGGTTCCGGCACAACGCTTACAGTTCCATCAGGAATGGGCGGTCTGTATGTAGTTGGCGGTCAAGTAAATTGGAGTGCAAATCCGACAGGTACCAATATACGTTTCAGGGTAAATGGCATAAGCTTTTTATTGTTGAGTTTCGGAAACGTAACCCCAGTCCAAGTTGGTTCTAGCGTCTACCTCAATGGCGGCGACACTTTGGATATGGCAATCACCCAGAACTCAGGTCTAACGGCAACCGCTACAGCAACCTTCTGGTTGACCCGAGTGCTGGCATAATAGGAACGAAAGGAGCCTGACATGACTATCCCCCCGTCCCTCGCACAGCCGTCATTCACACAGGCTCCCATCGAGACAACCGACCCCAACGCGATCTCCAAGACGATCATGGACGCGAAAGGCGACCTGCTAACAGCCACCGGCGCAGACATCCCCGCGAGGCTCGCTGTCGGCACAGACGGACAGGTGCTCGTCGCCGACTCCACCCAAACCACCGGCCTGAAATGGGCTGTTGACCCGACCACCACCTCATTTGACGCTAAAGGCGACCTGCTGGTCGGAACCGGCCCTGACGCCTACACCCGTGTCCCCGTCGGCACCAACAATCAGGTGCTCGTCGCCGACTCCGCTGAAGCGTCCGGTGTCCGCTGGTCATCCGAACAAGACCCCAATGCGATCACCAAGAGCATCATCGACGCCAAAGGTGACCTGATCGCTGGCACCGCCGCCGACACCCCAGCACGACTGGCGGTCGGCTCCGACGGGCAGTATCTGATCGCAGACTCGACACAGGCGGCAGGGATCAAATGGGCGGCTCCCAACATCACGCTCGGCACCGAAACATCCGGCGACTATGTCGCTGGGGTAACTGGCGGCACAGGGGTGACTGTCACCGGGTCCGGTGGCGAAACGTCAACCCCTTCGATCGCTATTGGGCAGGCTGTCGGCACAGGTGACACGGTCGCTTTCGGTGGGTTGAACGTCGACTCCGGCACCCTGTATGTGGATGCCACCAACAATCGGGTGGGCATCAACGACACAACCCCGTCATACAGCCTTGACGTGACCGGAGACGGGCATTTCAGCACCGATCTGACGGTGGACGGCACCGTGTACGCACCGCACATCCACGGCGATTTGGCGGGCCTTGTGTACTTCCATGTGAAGAACACGACTGCTTCCACCATTCCGAACGGCACCCCCATCTACATCACCGGCACCGTCGGCTCAACACAGGTCGCCGAGATCGCCCCAGCTGACGCATCCAACAGCGCGAAAATGCCTGCGATCGGCATCACCGACGGCGACATCATCGCTAATGCGAACGGTCATGCGGTCATCGTCGGCGACCTAGACGGACAGAACACCAACGCCTACAGCATCAACCAGCCTCTTTATGTTGCATCCGGCGGTGGCATTACCGGCACCCGTCCTACCGGTGCATCCGACGTGATTCAGGTGGTCGGCCATGTCGCTCGAGTGAACACCAACACCGGTGGCATCGTTGTCGCCTGCGGGCCGTCAGCGAACACTCCGAACACGATCTCGGTGACCGGCAACATCTCTACTTCCGCAGGACAGTTCAACGGGTCTGGGGCCGGACTCACCTCGATCCCTGCCGGACAACTGTCTGGCACCGTCCCCTCAAGCAACATCGGCAACGACTCTGTTGCGCTCGGTACGAAGACGACCGGCGACTATGTGGCGACGTTGCAGGCCGGTACTGGTGTCACGGTCACCAACGGGTCGGGCGAAGGAGTGTCGCCGACGGTCGCTATCGGACAGGCTGTTGGTATCGCCGACTCTCCCCAATTCCAAGCGTTGACAACTACAGGAACCGTGTCAGCGAACGCGGTGTCGGTGACCAACGGTGTTGGGGCCGCGTCTGCGACGATCACCGGCACGACAGCCACCTCGGCTTTGACGGTGGACGGCATCGAGATTGACACTACCGGAGCGTCTGCCAACCAGGTACTTCAATACAACGGCACCAAGTTTGTGCCAGCCACAGTCAGCGGTGGCATCCCAGACACCATTTTCGATGCCAAAGGCGACTTGATCGCTGCCAGCGCACCTGACACTGCAGCCCGGCTGCCGGTCGGAACAAACGGCCAGTTCTTGGCCGCTAATTCGGCAACATCAACTGGCCTTGAATGGCAAACCATCTCGGTGATGCCAAACTTTGAAGACGACCAGAACATTCTTGCCAACCAGGTTTTTAGTTAGGAGCACCAGTGGCTACGTTCAGCAAAAAAATACTCAGCGGATCAACCGATGGACGACCCATCTTGGTCGCCACCAACAGCTCGCCTGGCACCACCATCCACACTGGATCGAGCACCGCCACCACATTTCAGGAAATCTGGCTGTATGCCAGCAACCCTGGAGGCGTTCAACGCACCGTGACCATTCAATGGGGTGGGACAACCAGCCCGAATGATTACATCACGTTCGCTTTGCCAGCGCAGAGCGGTCTTGTTGTTGTTGTCCCTGGCCTCATCTTGAAAGGAAACGCAACGCCACTCGTTGTCCGGGCGTTTGCCGATACTGCAAGCCAAGTCAACATCAGCGGATACGTCAACGAGATTGCCTAATGTCAAGGTTTGCCCAACGCACGCAACGCACTGGTGTGGTCGATGACTTTCTCCCCAACGTCAGCCGACCCCAAAAATACCTTCGCAACTCCGAGGGCATGCCTTGGGTTAGGCCATCAGATTGGCTAGATACCACTCCGGTTGCAGCGACAGAAATCTGTTTTCTGTACGCCGTTTATCAACCTGACTCAAACTTTCTTCAGTTCAGCGTTACGACATCATCCGGCAATTTTACGGTTGATTGGGGCAATAGCACAAGCAATTCGTATGCCTCAGGCACGTCGGTCGCCAAACAGTTCTTGTGGGCCAGTTATGGGAACTTGTCAGCAAGGGGTTATCGCCAAGCTCGAGTCCGAATTACTGGCAACATTACAGGGGTCAATTTCAACCTAAGGCATGCAAGTGTTACTAGTTCCTCCGCTTCGTCGCAAATTGTTGAAATAAGCGCCCAGGGTTCATCTATCACATCTTTCACAATGTCTGCATCGAGTGTGAACATTAATCACCTGAGCTTAGAAAACTTTGCTTTTATCGGCACCTGTTCGATAACCAGCATGGCCCGCATGTTCAGCAATTGTAATGCCTTGCAGTCAGTGTCTTTGCCGAACACGTCGAGCGTCACCAACATGAGCGTTATGTTCAACGCTTGTTACAGCTTGCAGTCAGTGTCTTTGCCGAACACGTCGAGCGTCACCAACATGAACAGCATGTTCAACAATTGTACCGGCTTGCAGTCGGTGTCGCTGCCAAACACGGCAGCCGTCACCGACATGGGCGGCATGTTCAACGCTTGTTACAACTTGCAGTCGGTGTCGCTGACAAACACGGCAGCCGTCACCAACATGGGCGGCATGTTTGGCGGTTGTTACAACTTGCAGTCGGTGTCGCTGCCAAACACGGCAGCCGTTACCGACATGAACAGCATGTTCAACGCTTGTTACAGCTTGCAGTCGGTGTCTTTGCCGAACACGGCAGCCGTTACCGACATGGGCGGCATGTTTGGCAGTTGTTACAGCTTGCAGTCAGTGTCTTTGCCGAACACGGCAGCCGTCACCAACATGGCTCAGATGTTTATCGGTTGTTACAACTTGCAGTCGGTGTCGCTGGCGAACACGGCAGCCGTCACCAACATGTCGAACATGTTCGACGGTTGTAATGCCTTGCAGTCAGTGTCTTTGCCGAACACGGCAGCCGTCACCGACATGGGCGGCATGTTTTTTGCCTGCTTTGGTTTGCAGTCAGTGTCTTTGCCGAACACGTCGGCCGTCACCAACATGAGCGTTATGTTTTTTGCCTGCTATGGTTTGCAGTCAGTGTCGCTGCCAAACACGGCAGCCGTTACCGACATGAACAGCATGTTTTATAGTTGTTACGGCTTGCAGTCGGTGTCGCTGGCGAACACGGCAGCCGTCACCAACATGGCTCAGATGTTCAACAATTGTTACGGCTTGCAGTCAGTGACAGGGCTAAGCGGCGCAAGCGCTTACGGCAGCGGCACCTACACCAGCATGTTCAACAATTGTCCCAGCCTGCAATCTATTTCAGCAACCAACATGAAATTCACTCACAGCATCCAATACTGCAAACTAAGCGCAACTTACCTCAACGCTTACTACACAGCCCTCCCGACCGTCAGCGCCCAAACCTTGTCTGTCACCGGCAACTGGGGAACCGCCACCGACAACCCCGCAATTGCAACTGCCAAAGGATGGACGGTCGTAGGATGAACCCAGGCTTCTACAAAAACGACGGCGGTATTCTGCTGTACGGCCCAAACTTTGTGCTCAACAAAGACTACGAACTACGCGCCGAAACCCACGCCGACCACACCTACCCCATCGATGGCTGGTCATGGTTTGATGGCGAGGACAACGCCCGCGTGGCGTTAGGGCTGCCTGTTGAGAATGGTTCAATAATAGATGAAGCCTCAGAATCGGGCAGGCAAGGCAACACCCCCGAACCGTGGGAACCCTCCACCACCCCGGAGCCGTAATCCAATAGGCTGACCTCAACACCTGCCAGGAGGGAACATGACCAAACAAAGCCTGCTTGACGACATACGCCACGAAAACGGGCGCGGATCCGGCCCGAACTGTTGGGTCGGCCAACTTCTCGCCAGCCTCACCCCCCAAGACCGAACCGACCTCGAGGCCGCTTTCGCCGACTCAAACATCCAGCATTCGGCGATCGCCCGCGCCCTACGCAACCGGGGTTACGACGTGAAACAGTCAGCCATCCCCCGCCACCGGAAGAAAGAATGCTCCTGTGAGTCTCGCTGACGACATCAACGCCGAAAACAACGATCTGACTTCGGTCAACCGGATACGCCGTCAACGCGACCAAGCGAACGCCGAAAACCTGAAACTGATCGAACGGCTTGAGGAACTGGAACGCGCCCTCAACCTGATTGACGCGGCGACCAGCACCACCCTGCAACCCCCGAAATGGCTGGTCACACCCCCGTCAGGCCGGAAGAAACACGCCACCCTGACGCTCCTGCTGTCCGACACCCATTTCGACGAGGTGGTGTTGCCCGAAGAAGTGGGTGGGCTGAACGCCTACAACCGCAAGATCGCCGAACTTCGGCTACAGGCATGGGCGCAGAACGCGATCAAGATCGCCCGCCACTATCTCGCCGGGGTCACCTACGACGGGGTGGTCATCATGCTGGGAGGCGACATCTTCTCCGGCGACATCCATGAGGAACTCGCCCAAACGAACGAAGACACGATGCTCGGCTCCCTGCTCCATTGGTCGGAGCAACTGTGCGCGGCACTCACCATGTTCGCCGACGAGTTTGGGAAAGTCCATGTCGCAGCGGTGATGGGCAACCACGGGCGCATGAGCCGGAAACCTCGAGCCAAACTGCGGGCCAGAACCAACTTCGACTGGCTTCTCGCCAAGATGATCGAACGCCACCTCGGCTCCGACAAGCGGTTCACCTTCCAAGTGGGAGAGAACACCGACTGCCTGATCCCCATCTACGGCACCCACCATCTGCTCACCCACGGCGACCAAGTGTCCGGCGGTGGCGGTATCGGCGGTATCTGGCCTCCGATCATGCGGATGCGAGCGCGGAAAGCCCAACGGGCCAACGACACCGGCACCCCGTTCACCACCCTGTGGATGGGGCATTGGCATCAGCTGATCCAAACCCCCGGTCTGATCGTCAACGGCAGCCTGAAAGGCACCGACGAATACGCTTGGGTGTCCAACTTCGGCCATGAACCCCCACAGCAGGCTCTCGCCATCGTCACCCCCGAACATGGCATTACCATTCAGGCACCCGTATTCAGCCTTGACAGGAAGCGAGAAAAGTGGTGAAACCGGTTCTCGTCATCTGGCACGACGCACACGCTGGCACCAGCCAATGGACGCGCCTAGACGAGATGGAAGACGACGGCCCGTACGAAGTGTTCAGCGTCGGATTCCTGCTGGATCGCCGATCGGGTGGCAAAACGAAACACATCTCCATCACCCAATCTTGGACCCCGGAAGCGTGTGTAGACTCGGTTCTCCACATCCCTGTCAAGATGGTCCAAAAGGTCATCTATCTTCTCGAGGTCGACGATGAACATCCCGGTGCGATTGGCAAAAGTGATCTACAAGTTTCTCACCCGATGCACCCCTCGAGGCTTGGAAGAGGAACAGGAACTGGCGTGGGCGATCAAAACGCTTGACGGCCTGTTGCACCGCAACGCAAAAAAGTGATGTTGTAATCTGATGCGGTGAAATATGTACCGCGTCTAACAGTCCTGCTAGTTTGCCTGTTTGCGTGGGTTCAGCCTGCTCGAGCAGAAGAAGTGACGGTGACTGGGGCGAACGACCTGTGGTTCACGTTCTCTGAGCCGGTCGTCTTCAAGGTGCGGTCATACGCCCAACAGTACGGGATTGACTCGATGCTGTGGCTGTACGACTCCGACGGCAACCTTCTCACCCAGAACGACGACTGGTTCGGGCTGGACTCTTGGATCGAACATCCGGTTCCGGCAGGCTCCTACCGGCTTCGCACCGGCGTCTGCTGCGGAAACCCTGACGCCTGGTATGGCACGTCGTACACGTTGGACATCAACTCGACACCCGACGAAACATCCACCACCACAACCAGCACAACCACTACTGTGGTATCCACAACCACTCTGCCGGAGGCGACGACCACAACATGGGTTCCCACCACAACATCCACGGTCCCGACGACGACGAGTACTACCATTGCCCCGTCGACGACTGTCCCTGCCACGGAACCGCTCCCGGAATCATCTTCGTCCACTACATCGGCCCCGACGACCACGACCTCTACCGTTGGGCCGTCAACCAGTACGACCGTCTCTTCGGCTCCTACAACGACACCGACGACGACGAGCACAACGACCTCGACGACTACGACCCAGCCCAGCTCGTCGGAGACATCGACAACTACCTCCGTTCCCGGGCTAACCACCCCACCGACAAGCAGCCTCCCACCCGAGAATGAGGCTCTGACCAGCGTCTTAGCAGACCCCACCGTTTTTGACGACCTGTCAGAAACCGAGGTGGAAGACCTGATCGCCACTATCGCCGACGCTCCGCTCACCGACGCGGAAGCCGAACAACTGTCAGCCGTACTGTCAGACGCGCCTGACGAAGTGAAAGCCGAGTTTGAGTCGCAGATTGACGTGTTCTCCGGCCAGTTTGACACCTACGTTCCGCTCGGCTCGGTCGTGGACGTGGGAACCCGACGAACCCTCGTCGCCGTCACAGCAACCACCCTGGTTGCCATCCCCGCCCCCACCAGCAGCAGGAGAAAACCATGAAGAAACTACCCAAAGTCGTCATCGAAACCGGGGTGATGGCCGGATCCCTCGGCCTCGTCCTCATCACCTTGTCCGGCGAAACCCGAACTCAGGCTCTCATCATTTCGCTGGCAAGCATCGCCTTCTATGTTGGCTCCCAGCTGCTCTCCGACGACTAGACTGTTGCCATGACTTTGACCCGAAAGACACTCTCGAGCGCGGTAATCGTGCTAGTTTGTGCCGTATTGAGCCAATGTTCAGACAGGTACAGGTACCCTTGTGACAACCCAGCCAACGCCGGAACAGCCGAATGTCAGGGAACGGATGCCGTCCCGACCCCGTAAAGAGCGGATGACCGCCCAAGAGCTGGACGCTCGCCTGCGGTATTACGTCGGCATCGGGCTGATCGTCATCGTCGGTCTGATCGTCGTCACCATGCTGTGGGGACTCCTGTTCGTCGTCCAGCCTTTGGACGCCCAATCGCCGAACGACAAAGCGATGCTTGAAATCCTCGGGCCGATCTGTTACACATTGGTTGGTGCCGCCGTCGGCATCGTTGCCACAAGAGGCAACCGTAAAGACGACTAACAAGGAGCCTGCCAATGCCCACCGTCCGAGCCACTCTGGTTCTCGCCGTCACCGTTGACCATTTGCCACCGGAAATCCCCGGCTACAAGTCGCCGGAAGGGGACGAACCGCCGATCGACGGTGGTGAACAGGTCGTCTACGACGTGATGAAGACCTTGCAGGAAGTGCTTCCCGACAACTGCTATATGTTCGTTCGGGCGACAACCGTGGACAACTGACCGGTTTCACCTGCTAGCGTTCCGAGAATGGGACGCAAATACACAGGTTGGGACGCGAACGCCACCGGCAAACGAGCCGGACTCGAAAAGTTTGTCGAACTCACCATCAAGCATTTCAACAACGGTGTGTGGAACAACGGCACCTGGTCGGTTCGCAACATGAAGAACCCGGCGTTGAAAACCCCGAAACCGTCTGTTCATGGCACCGGACGTGCCGCCGACCTGTCGTGGCGAAGCCACAAAGGCAAAGGTTTCGGCGACTACAACACCGCCTGTCAAGTCGTCGACTTTTGGGTGGCGAACGCCGAACTGTTCCTAGTCGAGGAAATCCACGACTATTTCCCTGGACCGCACGGACGAGGCTGGCGTTGCGACAAGGCCGTGTGGACGGTGTACAAGAAGCCGTCTATCGGTTCGGCTCCTGGTGGCGACTGGTTCCATGTGGAGATCGCCCCCACTCACGCCGATAATCCCGCCTACTACGAGGAGGCTTTCGCCAGTCTCGCAGGCGCACCTGCCCCCACCCCCACCCGTGAAATCAGCGACGGACTCAAGTTTGACTATCCGGGCCAGCCGGTCAAGCTCGGCTCCAAAGGTCCGGCTGTCGCGTTGGTGCAGGCTGCGATCGGAGCGAAGCCCGACGGAGAGTTCGGCCCCAAGACCGACTATCGGGTGAAGGAATGGCAGATGGCCCGCAACATCGCCCCCGACGGAATCGTCGGACCGGTCACCTGGAAGGTCATGTTCGGCTGATGGAAGCGGTGCTGGTCGCCCTCATCGGTGGTGCTTTTACCATCGTCGCCATCCTCGTCGAGAAGGGTCGCAAAGAGAACCAGCGTGACCACAACAACGTGATGGACCGTCTTGATTTGGTGTCATCGGAGATCCGCAAAGACATCCGGCAGGTGCGCTACGACTTGACCGACCATGTGAACGGACCTGCACACCTTCCGGCACCTGCACCTGCTAAAGTGGTGCGGAAACGCCCGAAGGCTGGATAGCCGTAGGTTTCGACGGAGACTTCTATGGCCACTACCGCAACAGCCGAGTACTACGACAAGCAGGCGAACCTCACCAAATCCAACGCCGACCTTGCCTACAACACGGCGTTGGCGAACCTTGCCCGCCGTTTCGGTGTCGCCAACCGCCAGTTGGAATCCAACATGGAGGCTCGAGGCATCCTGCGTTCCGGCGAGGCGAACACCTACCGCACCGAACTGACCGCCGAAGAA